TAATTTTAATGGATTCTATAAAAGAAAGATATGAATTTCCAGAATTACGAAGAGTTGCGTTGGATCAATACAATTATTGGAAACCTGATATGGTTATCGTTGAGCAAAAAGCATCTGGAACACCTTTAACTCATGAATTGAGACAAATGGACATTCCGGTGATGACTTTTACGCCAAGTCGTGGTAATGATAAGCACGTACGTGTAAATACGTGTGCACCACTTTTCGAAGCAGGTTTAATCTGGGCTCCAGATATGAAATTTGCAGAAGAAGTAGTGGAAGAGTGTGCAGCATTTCCACACGGGGATCATGATGACTTAGTCGATTCTATGACTATGGCTGTTATGCGGTTCAGGCAGGGAGGTTTTATAACTCACCCTGAGGATTACCTAGATGAACCTACACAACCTGTTACTAAAGAGTATTATTAATGAAAAAAATATTTGCAGAATTATTTGAACTATTTGTAAAAACTAATAAGCGAGAGCCTAATGCTATAGAAACATTACAGCTTAAATTTAAAGCATCTCAACAAGTAGGCAAAGGTGAAGTTATAGAATTTCCTCGTGAAAGAATTACAGATTGGACTAAAGCACGACCTCAACCTCCTGAAATAGAAATAATAGATGGAGTTCAAACAACAAGAGGCCTAGGAGATTTATTTGAAAGACAAATGAAAAATATAGGAAAAAAAGATCCTGCATTATACGAAGACAGAGGTGGAAATATAATTCCTGCACAATTTGAAGATGTAACAAAAGAAACAGAAGCACAGATTAAAAAAAGATTACAAAAAGAAAACAAAGAAGGTATTGAGAGATTAAAAAATAAACCTCTTGATCCTGATCCGGATGATGTACCTTTTGCAGAAGGTGGATCTACATCAACAGGCTTAAATTATTTAGTAGGTGAAGATGATACTAACTCTAGAGTACCTTACGCAACAGGTGGAAGACGTGGATTCTTAAAAATTCTTGCAGGATTAGGCGCAGCCGGTGCAGCATTTAAAACAGGATTACTGGGTCTTGGAAAAGGTGCAACTAAAAAAGTTGCAATTGAAGTTGCAAAAGAAGCTGCAACTGGTGGAGCTCCTCCACACTTTTTTAAACTAGTAGCAAAAATTAAAGCATTGGGTGATGACATAACTCAAACAGCTGCAACAGCTGATAGACAAACTGTTAAGAAATATAAAGATTTTGAAATGACAACAGATAATACAACCGGTCAAATTGAAATTCAAAGAGTTAAAGTTGCTGAGGATATGGATTATTATGGTTCTCCTGTAACGGAAGAAAGTTATATGGGTTACAGACCCGGAGAAGTTATAGATGATGCTAAAGGTATTAAATCTTCTCCTGATTATCAAGAGGGAACTACTTATCTTAGAAATGATGGGCCTGAAACAGGTAGCGTTCTTGATGAGATGTCTGGTCTTTCCGATGATATATATGAAGAAGTAGGCGAAGCAGTACCAGAAGCAATTAGAAAAGGAAAAGCAGAAGGTGGCAGAATGGGTTATGCGGGTGGTAAAAAAGTAGTGGAAGGTTTAGCTTCTTTAATTAAGAAAAAATTTGGTGACAATGCAATTACAACTGCAGACAAACTTAAAACACCTCAGAAAACATTAGATAGAGAAATGTTTAGTAAATTTAAAGATAGAAACCCAGATCCTAAAAGAGAGATAACAGATGATGAGTTTCAAGATCTTATGGAAGACGTTGGTGATTTAGATGCTTATAATTTTGATGGTACAATTGGCTCTGCAAACAAAATAAGAAAAGAAGCAAAAGACTATCAAGACTATATGTATAAACAATATAAAATGGGTAAACTAGATCCAGAAGCCGGTGATAAATCTCCAGCTAGAAAAAGATTTTTAGAACAGAAACTTGATGAAATGGAATCAAGTGGTGACTCTAGATTAATGACAAGAGAGGAAATAGAAGAATTAACTTTTTTTGATCTTGGTACTGAAATGAATAAAACTAAACTTTCTGTCAACGATGAAATTAAACAAGGTGTTGATGATGTATTAAGTGATACATCTCCGGAAGGTTTAGCGAAAAGTATAGAAGTTGATGATCTTATGTTAAAATATCCAGGAATGGATAAGAACCTTGCAGATCAAATTGCATCTTCATCCCCCACAATGAAAGCTGATATGATCGCCATGGTAGAACAAACTTTTAAAATGGACGAAATGGGAATGAGTGGTGATGATATTATACAAACATTTAAAAACACAACTAGAACTAAACAAGCAACGGGTGGCTTAGCTAATTTGTTAGGAGAATAGTGACTGAAAAAGAATTAATGAAATTTGTGATCGAAAGATCCAATGATCCAATAATCAAGAACCCTGTTCTAAGAGATGCAATGAACAAGGACCTTGGACCACGGAACATGTACGCACAAGGCCAACTAGTAAGCAACACGGTCGATGGATCACGGCCCGGGTATGGTGGTAAAGAAGGAAGACATAAAATTAAGATGAGTGATTGGACTTTAGAACAAAAAGCTAATCTTGAAACCTGGATGGACAATACAGGGTCGACTTTAGAAGATTATAATAAACTACCCTCATCAACTAAAAATAATATTAAATATGCTAGGATTACAGGCATAAGACAAACTCCGGAATTTGCAAAGAAACTGGAAAGCACTGCAACTAAGCAATTTAGAAACTGGTTGAATAAACAAGATCCTAAAACACTTACAGCTAATTCAGTAGATGATTTAATACAACAGTCTAAAATTAAAACAACATCAAAAAACCAAAGATCAGGATTAGTAAATGCTATAAATAGAATTTTAGAAGAAAAAGAATTTTCTAACTTTAAAAATATTAAATTAGGTAGAGAATATTCTCAAAAAAATATAGAGCAACTTTCAGATGATCTTTTAAAAGCTTATGCCAAAGATGATATTACACTTGTAATGGATCCTAAACACAAATCAAGTATATCTGAGATTAGAACTAATAGAAGAGGTACCCTTGACAAAGCTATTAAAAATACAGGTTTGGACGAAGAAACGATTTTTAATTTGCTTGATGATAGAGAGGCTTATGTAGAGTTAGAGCACCTACAAGCAACTACAAGAGGCCGTCCCGTAGATCCAAATAAAGCTAAATTTTATAAACAAGCTGAAAACTGGATAGTAAAAAATTCTAAAAGATATGCAGATCCCGATAAGTTTAAAAAAGCATTTACTAGAACTTTTGGCAAAGATAATAATTTAATACAAAAAATCAATAAAACAGAAGTTTTAGGAAAAAGAGGTTCAACACTTGGATCTGTCCCTTTTAGTGATTGGTTTAGAACCAATATAATGGGGTCGTCCGAACAGGGAATGAGAGGTCAAACTAAACCTTCTTATAGTGGAAAACAATTAAACCAGATTTTTAAAACGGCAATTTATACAAATAATGAAAATGTTAGAAATAAAATTATTAACGAACTTACAAACATATTACCAGAAGAAGGTTCAAGAAGAACTCCCGATATAAGAGACAAGTTTAAAAATAGCCCCATTCTTAAAAAATTTGGTTTAAATCAAAAAATAGATGGACCCATTGCTAGACTTCTTGCAAAAGAAGTGGGGGATGATTTGTTAAAACAAGTTTCTTTATTTAGGAGGCCTTTTTTAGGAACTACTGAATTAATAACTTATTTAAAAGATAGAGTTAACCCTAAATATAAAAGCATGTTTGAAGAAGCTGCAAAAGCAACAGGATTTGCTCAAAGAAATAGTTGGCCACAAGCTAGACAAGCTTTAAATTCTTCCAACAGTATTATGTTTGATCATAAAATACCAAAAGCGTTAATTGAAGCAGGTTATGCTGATGAAATAGAATACATAAAACTAAACCCAACTTCTGACAAATTTAATACTACAATTAAAAGAACTCAATTTGATCAACCCATGATTAAATTGAGCAAGGAATTTGAAATAACAAAAAGTTTAGATGGTAAAGCAAAAGTAGTTGAAAAAATGAATGAATTAAAAAATAATTTTAGTAAAAAGTATGGGGGTTATTTGGATGAAATTTCGATTACTCCAGATAAAACTGGTAAACCTATGTTTAAAAGCTCTGCTTCTCCCATTACTAAAAAAACAGATCTTGTTTCTTCTTTGGGTAAAAGTATGGTTCAAGCAGGTGAAATTAAATCCGGAACACCTTTACATAACAAACTAATGAAGTTCTGTCCTAAAGATGTAGGAGGTACAGCGGGAGTTTGTTCTTTAGATGAGGCAATGAGAGGAATGAAAGAAGAATCTAAAATGTTAAAATCTGGAAAACTTAATAAACCACAAGCTGAACAAATTGCAAAAAAATTTAATGCTGTTCGTAGAGTTGGAACAGGATTAGCTAAAGGTTCTAAATTAATGTCTTGGTTGGGTCCTTATGGATTAGGGGGTGAGATTGCACTAGAAGGAATGTTTGTGGCAAATGACATGTTAGAAAACGGTATGACATACAAAGAAGCTTTATCTAATAGTGTATTAAGATATGCGTTACCAAAAAATCAAAGAGAAAAATTAGAATATAATGAGGATAGAAATAGAAAAATTTTAGGAAATGACAGAAGAGGATTAGCAGCAGATTATGTTAGCGGCTTAAAAAAACAAGAAGATTTAATAAAATCATATAACAAATTTAATAAAATGAATGAAACAGAGGGTGTTGGAGATATAGATGGGTCAGATATATATGACTACAAGGATATTTATAAAGCAGAAAAAGATTTTGGTAAAGACTATGATAGAATGAGTCCCACTTATGGTAAAAATATTTTTGATATAATTAAATATGGATCTCCTGAACAACAAGCGTTTGCTGCTAAAGAAGAAGGATTTGATGTAAGAGCCATGGAAAACAGAATGGAATATGATAAAAAACTTTTAGGACCTTTAGGGAAAGAAGATTTTTACAGTCAAGCTCAATTAGATATGTTAGACGCAAAAGCTTTATCAGAATCTAAAAGAATTGGAAAACGTTCTAATGAAATTAAAACACAAGAAGTTGCTAATTTTGGTGGCGTTGCAAATATGGCACATGGTGGAATAATGAATTTAAGGAGAAAAAAATAATGACTAAAGATAATTCAACACTTGTAAAAAACATGAAACATGTTAAATGGGATAGCATTCCACCTTTGAAAGGACCAAATTCTCAGGGGTTGATTAAAGACAAAAAACAAGATAAACCAATACAGGAGAAAAAATATGGCAGATATAGATAAATCTCTTCCGAACGTTGGCAGTCCACAAGATTTACCTGAAAATGATATTCAGGAAGAAGTTGTAACTGACGAAGTTGTTGAGACAGGCGGACCCGTAGAAATTACAGATGAAGAAGATGGTGGAGCAACTATCAACTTTGATCCGTCTCAAACAAATATTGATGCAGGTGATGACCACTTTGCAAACTTAAACGAATTACTTCCAGAAGATGACACAGACGCAATTGGTAATCAATTACAAAGTGATTACATGGAATACAAATTATCCCGTGCAGAATGGGAAAGAACTTATATTACTGGATTAGAATTATTAGGATTCAAATACGAAAATAGAACTCAGCCTTTCCAAGGAGCTTCAGGTGCAACTCACCCAGTTTTAGCAGAAGCGGTTACTCAGTTTCAAGCTTTAGCTTATAAAGAATTATTACCGGCTGATGGCCCGGTTAGAACACAAGTAATGGGAATAAGTTCTCCTCAAAAAGAACAACAAGCTCAACGTGTTAAAAATTTCATGAACTATCAAATTATGGATCAGATGAGTGAGTATGAACCAGAGTTTGATCAAATGTTATTCTATCTTCCATTATCAGGTTCAACATTTAAAAAAGTTTACTATGATGATTTATTAGGTAGAGCAGTATCTAAATTTATTCCTGCAGATGATCTTGTAGTACCTTATACAGCTACATCATTAGATGATGCAGAAGCAGTTATTCATGTTGTTAAAATGTCAGAAAATGATTTACGTAAACAAATGTATGCTGGCTTTTATTCTGATATTGAACTTACTAAACCTACAGGAACAGTTACAAATGAACTGAAGGAAAAAGAGAGAGAAATTGAAGGAGTTCAAAAGTCACAAAGAACAGATCCTCTATATACAATTCTAGAATGCCACGTTAATTTAGATTTAGAAGGTTTTGAAGATGTTGGTGAAGACGGAGAACCAACTGGAATAAAATTACCTTACCTCGTTACAATTGAAGAAGGTAGTAGGAAGGTTTTGTCTATTAGACGAAACTTTGCGCCCAATGATCCAAAGAAACTTAAGATCCAATATTTCGTCCACTTTAAATTTCTGCCAGGGCTTGGATTTTATGGCTTAGGATTAATACACATGATTGGCGGATTGAGTCGTACTGCAACTGCGGCTCTCCGTCAGTTATTAGATGCAGGTACATTATCAAATTTACCAGCCGGATTTAAACAAAGAGGTGTTAGAGTTAGAGATGACTCTACTGCTATTCAACCAGGAGAATTTAAAGATGTTGATACTCCAGGTGGAAATTTAAAAGATGCTTTCGTATTCCTGCCTTATAAAGAACCCTCACAAACTTTATTACAGTTGATGGGTATTGTAGTTGACGCGGGACAGAGATTCGCATCAATTGCTGACATGCAGGTTGGTGATGGGAACCAACAGGCCGCTGTTGGTACAACTGTAGCTCTTTTAGAACGTGGTTCAAGAGTGATGTCAGCAATCCACAAAAGATTATACGTTGGATTAAAACAAGAATTTAAATTATTAGCCGGAGTCTTTGCAACATACTTACCTCCTGAATATCCTTATGATGTTCCTGGTGCTGCAAGAAATATTAAAGCTATGGATTTTGATGAGAGAGTAGATATTCTACCGATTGCTGATCCAAATATCTTTTCTATGTCACAACGTGTGACACTAGCTCAAACACAATTACAATTAGCTCAAACGAATCCACAAATGCATAATATGTATAATGCCTACAGATCTATGTATGCAGCGATTGGTATAAAAGATATAGATAGAATCTTACCACCACCGCCACCGAATCAACCTAAAGATCCGGCGATTGAACATATAGATGCGTTAGGTCAAAAACCTTTCCAAGCATTTCCTGGTCAAGATCATAGAGCACACGTTACAGCTCACTTAAATTTCATGGCAACTAATTTTGTTAGAAATAATCCAAGTGTAACTGCATCGTTAGAGAAAAACATTTTAGAACACATTTCTTTAATGGCTCAAGAACAAGTTCAATTAGAGTTCCCTCAAGAATTCCAAATGATGCCTCAACTTCAACAAGCTGCAGCACAGAATCCACAAGCCAAGCAACAGTTAACTCAAATTTCTCAAGTGATAGAAGCTAGAAAAGCTGTATTGATTGCGGATATGACTGAAGAGTTTATGAAGGAAGAAAAAGCTATCACAACTCAATTTGATCACGACCCTTTACTAGCACTTAAAGAAAGAGAAGTGGATCTTAAAGCAAAAGAAGAAGAGAGAAAAGTAAAAGAAGACGAAGCTAGACTCGCTTTAGATAGATTAAAAATGATGCAAGCTAAAACTATGCAAGATGAGAAATTAGATCAAAATGAAGAGTTAGCTAAGTTAAGAGCGGACACTACTATGGATAAAGCTATGCTTTCAACTGGAACTAAGCTTTACGGAGATAAAATGAAAGCTAAAGACGTTAATACCTTGAAAGGTCCTAAAAGATAGTATAATAAAATAACAGGAGATAAATATGAAA